AAACACATCCCAACCTTTGGTTTTGGTTCTGGCGAACATTTCAAGGCGCGGAACGTCACCCATGAGTTCGACGCATTTATCGCGAAACTCATCGGGCTTTTGGCTGTGGCGAATGTTTTGATAGGTTCCCACGTAGCAGAGGTGAGCCAGTACTTCATCAAGGATTTGTGGGTCGAAATTTCCCACTGCGCGAACGCTGCGGCAAGCTGGCGTGGGTTTGCCCTTGATGGCAATGATGGCCGACTCGCTACCTGCGCGGGTCCAAAAGCCCATGCCAAAAAATGGGTTGTTATTGACTGTTAGCTTGTTCCAGACAAAGCCATTCATGTTTTTAAGGGTGAAGCCCCAGCTTTTAACCAGATCAATGGCATCCTGTGGCATGGCACCCACGTACCACATCACTAGCACACAGTTATCATCGGCAATGCTGCCCACATCGAGGCGTTTTAAGTCCTCTGTGCTGGTGACGGTGTACTTGGCTTGGGCGCTTGATTTCATTGATCCGCCCGTGTTCTGGTTGCTAAATGCCCATGGTGGATCGGCGTATATCAGCTGATATTTTTTGCTCATGGTTAACCCGCCTTGCTCAATTCAGTTGTGGAATCAGTTAACTGATAACTGGCTAGTATTTTTTCTAGTTCAGCGATCCGCGCGTTGGCTGCGGCGAGCTTGGCAAGATGCTTTTCCCAGTCGATTTCTTTGATGGCTTCAACCACGCCCATAGTGCTGTTAATCGTGGACTGAGCGCGATTGAGGTTTGATAGCTCGATAAAGTGGCGAGCGGCGCAACGTTCTTCAGCCAGACCCGTGGTATAGTGCAGCTTTAAGGCGGCAATGGTTGGCTCTGAGGTGATGCGCGTTAGCGATAGCAGCAAGTCAAGATTGCGTTCTGGCTCGCTGCCTGCGAGCAGGTAAAGCATTTCGCGGGATGATTTAGGGGCGCTCATGCTTCACCGCCTTGGTCATCATGAAAGCAACGCATGAGATTTTTTTCAGCTGCAAGAATTTTCTCATACAGAGAAATGAAGCTACCCGTATCCCATGCTTCACGCATGTTTTCAGTAGAGGTAACTAATAGCTTTGCTGCATCTCTAATATCGCGCATATCATCAGCGCTAATAAGAACTGGGCAAACTAGGCTATCAAGATAGTTATTGCCGCTTGCATCCCATAGCCAGTTTTCTTCATCATTGAAATGCCAAAATCGTTTATTACGCATTTCATCTAACTGTTGCTGTAAAAACTTGTTGTGCTGATATGACTCAGCAAGTACTAGCCTAAGTTGATCAATATCAGTGATGTGCAAGGCTGGAAGTTCAATTTTATGGCTCATGCTTCACCGCCTTGGTATTTGCCTTGTTTACTTGAAAGCAGGGCAAGCGTTAGCGCTGACTTGTCGTAGAAGCCTTGCTCGATGAAATCTATTGAGATTTGCTTTAGCTGGTCGTCGGTTTTGTTGTACCAACCTGTTAGCTCTGCAATTAACTCGATGCCAGCGACATAGTTATTTCTGCTTTTAGTATCTGGGTTTGGCTGGTAGCAAATTAATCGGCCAACCGCGCCAAGGAAGTTGGCGACCCTCTCCATGTCGTAGTGATTTGCGTTGTCTTGGAAGCCGTACTTTTTACAAAGTTCTTGGTAGTGATAAGCCTCGAAACCTGACCATTCATTATCACGATAAACTTTTTGAACTCTGGCCTCTGCTTCTTTGGCGATCTGTTTATAGAGTGAGTCGCTGGCTTTGTAAGGCAGCATGCTATGGACAACTACGCCGCCATCCCATTCACCTTCGTAGCTTTGTTCGCTCCAATATTCGACTTCAGCTTCGTAAATGCCTGGGCGAGTGTTTGGATCAATTTCAATCCCAACATCGCCAATGGTGCAAAGGATGCCGTGGTTTTCAAAATTATCGTAAATCACCGCATCGTCAGTGTTTTTAGGCACAAATAAGATTGCGGTATGACGGATATTGCAGAAGTGACGATCAAGCGCTTTATGCCAAGCAGCAATGTCTTCTGGTGTGTAAATCACTGAGTTAGGGATCATGCTTTCACCTCTTCACTTGGGTATTGCTCTCTTACCGTGATAATGGCTTGTTCGATGGTTGGATGACGTTCACAGTAATCACCTTCACGGTTATGGCGTTTGTGCGCGATAAACTTCAACATCCGTGGTCCTGATGGTTCGATTTGAAAGCGGATCATGCGGTCATGGGCAAGTACTACTGCTTTTGTCAGGTTGCTATAGTCAAAAGTTGACATGTAGTGAGAGGCTTTGCTGTTGATCACTAAGCCATGCTCGCCACAAGCTTGGATTTTGCCAAACATGTGATTGCCGCCATTGTGAATATCACAAAGAAAATCAAAGCACTCACGTTGATCTGCGTTAAGCCAAGGGTAGTTTTTGGCGTAGAAGTCGTGTATCGGATTCATGGTGATGTCCTTATCTTTTAACCAGAAAGCGGTGCAGGCCTTTGGCGGCACGGATGGCAACGGCGCGATTGGTGGTGAACTTGCCACCTGGCAACATCCAACCGTCTTTATCTGCAACGATATGGCCTAGGCCGATTTTGATATCGCGGTGTTGGGGTTTGTCGTGGGTTAGCATGCTGCGTCCTCCTGCTTGATTATTGGCAGTTGTGCAGCTGCTGCGCGGACGGCTGCGGCGGCTTCTTTGCCATAGCCCCAAATGTCGCCGTTATCAGGATTCCAACGAGTAGGCGCTATCCATTCAATCGAGAGTTGCTTGCCTTTTGTGATGTAATCACGCATTGCACACACTAATTCGCGTAAGGTCCCGCCATGGTTAAAACCGCGCCAACTACCTTGGGAATGGGTGTAAACTCGCGCTTTAGTATATTCATCAACTACCCAAACCTTGCCGTTTTTATCGAGCTCAAGTGTGGCTATGGTGCCTTTGTGGTCGAAAAACTTGCGGCCATGCTCAGATATTACTTTGATGAGTGCGTTAGCGTGTTCTACGCGCTCGTTGATGATTGGCTCCGGCAAATCGTAATAAGATTTGCAGCCGCATTTTGGGCAAACGCCTGTGTAAACCGCAAAAGACTTAGATGCGTATTTAGGGTCAGCTAGCTTGCTTAAATCTTCATGTCTACCAGTCCAGCGGCAGGTGCGGCGGCTGCATTCGATACGTTGTGTCATGCTCTATTCCTTCTTTCGTGAATGGCTGCGAAGATCAAGCGGCGCTGGCTTGTGCTGGGGCGGTGGATGCGTTGGCATTTTTGCCAGCGGTATAAGCATTTTTCTCGGATTCGTATTCACTGCCGAGTATTTCGGTGGCATCGAGAAGGTTTAAACGGGTGTTGAGGTAAATCACATCATTGTGTAGGAACATATCGAGCCCACTAAACAGACAATCTCCGTAACCTACGCCAATTGCTGCTAGCAACGGTTCGCGTGAAACGGGCTCAGGTTTCATGGCGTTGTAGGTGGCTCTTAGCGTTTCTAACGCTGCACGGTCTGTGGCTTTTGGTTTGCCGTATTTGGGCTCAGAAGCAAAGCCGTTAGTCGCTTTAGGTTTTAACCATAAGTGGTTGTTTTCAAGCTGATTAAAGAAGTTGAACTTAATTCCAGCAAACGACACTTGTTCAATGCGATTACTGAAAATTGGTTCGCCGCCAAAGTGGTTAGCTAGCACAGTTGCTTGCTCGATTAAGGCCGCTTTTGCTGCACTAAAATCTTTGAATGCTTGCACTGCGGTTGTGTTGCTGATTTTGAAGTAGCTCATGATTAGTCCTTCTTTCGTGAATAATTTGCTGATTGTTAAGCGGCCATTTCGCCGTTATAGACTTCCCAAGCGATGACTTCTTTCTTGGTTTTTGGGTTCACTTTGCCAGTGGGTTTGCGATAGCGAATATGCAGGTCGCGGCATTTGTCTTGACGCTTTGCTAACTCGATATACTGGCTGCACAGGGCAGGGGTTGAGAGTGAGTGCGATAGCTTTTGCGGACGCATTTTCTCGAATTTTTCTGCGGCTATTTTTTCAAGCTTGGCTTGGTATTCCGCAGGGCTGAGTTCGCGGCGATTGGGGTAAGTGCCTTCGTATTGGCTGCACTTTTTCGCTGCTTCTTTTTTAGCTAGGGTCATTGATACGCCGTATACAAAGAACATGGTGCTCTCCCGTTTTGCTGCTTGCTAAGCTGGCTAATGTTTAACTTCTAGGCTGCGCGGTTTACTTGGTCTTTTGCTGCTGCGTCGCGCTGTTTGTCGAGGTAGGCGGCTAGGTCGTTTACGTTAACCAACCACGGGGCTTTATTGCCTTCGCCGCCGCGAAAGGCGGGGACGGGCAAGCGGCCTGCTTTGGCGTAGTTCGCGGCGGTGCGTGGATCAAGGGCAAAAAACTCTTTGCTGATTTGTTCCAGCGGCACGATCACTTTGTTGAACTGGGCCATGAGTAGTAATGCGGTGTTCATACTGGCTCCTTGGGTTGAGTGTTGTTAATCAGTGCTAGGTGGCGGCGTTTGGCTGCGCGCCAGCCGGTGATAACTCTTTCGAGCGCTGCCCGTTCGCGTGGGTAGTCGGCTATTAGCTTTTGGGTTTCTGCGATTTGTTTATCGCAGTAATCACTTAGTGCGCTCATGGCCGTGCCTTATGCGAGTTGATGCACGTTGGTTGGCGCTTGGTCGTTGCGCCAAATAGTGACGGTGCCAAACAAGCCTTGCTTGGGCTCGTTAAAGCGCAGGCTAAAGCTGTTGCCAAGTTCGCCAGTACGACCAATGTATTGGCTGTGAAAGGCGGGGCTTGGGTGGTTGTAGGCAAAATGCTTGGTTAGCTCTGCACAACGCCCTTGTACCCGTGGGCAGTCCATTGGGTTGGTGTGGCCTTTGGCGATGGCCATTAGGCAAGCAAAGCGGATGGCGACAAGTAGACGAAACTCGGTGCGCTGTTTTGCTGATGTTTGAACTCTGGTTAAGATCATTTCCCTGTCCTCGGTAGTGGGTAAATTGGTGCCCGTTTTTTAATCACGTTGGGCTTCGTGCTACGATTGGTGTTCCTACACAGCCAATCGAGTTTTTAAGATGCTTCGCAAAATCAGAGGCCGAGTTCGTCATATCAAAAGGCGATATCCGTTTTCGCTTATTTCACTTGCCACGCTATCAGCGATGGTTTCGATGCTTTTTAAGTCTCTTGATAAACCCGTTAGCCATTTGCTACTTAACGCGCTAATTACCTTTAACTTGCTGTTCTTGCTTGTATTCTTTGTGAGTCTTTATCGCGATAAGCGTTACTACGTAGAACGTGTAACCAACTTGCAGCGCTATCGACACCAAAAGAATCTGTTCAGAAGGCAACAGGCCGAATACAACAGGCAAATTGCTAAACTGAGCGGCAATCCACTCGGCAATCCACTGGACGATTTGGATAACGAACAATCCCCAACCCATAAGCCATAGTGATGGCGCGTTTTCGGTTTTGCGGGTCATTTGCCTGTCCTCGGTAGTGGGTACAGGGATAAAGTTAAGACGTCTTGACTTTTTAGTCAAGTGGATAGGTTTAAAAATCTTGACTTATTTTTGATTATTTTTGATTTGGTGATTTTTAGATTGGGGAGTGTTATAAATAAGATGTTAAAAAATGGAGATTTTTAGTAAGGATTTAGCTATGCCGATCACGTGTCCATCATGCCAGTTTATTCGTGAAGATGATCAACATTTAGACGTTCCTGAATGGAAATGTCCTAATTGCGACATCGTTTATGAAAAATTTATTAAAAATTATAATGAAGGTTCTATACCTCCAACCTCATCAACGATAAAGCCTGTCGATCCAAATCCTAAAAATGCAAGTTCAGCTGTTCCTAAAGCGAAACCTTTAGATGAAAAGGCATCGACCAAGCAAGCCACGTATAAACCAGAAAGCAATCAGTCTAAAGCCAGTCAATTTATTGAACGCCATAACCTTGAGCACTTTGTTACAGCAAAGGGTGGTTTGATTATGGTACTGGTGTTTATCACGGGGTTCTTTGCTGGTAGAGAGTATTTTAAATACGAGGTAAGACAAGCTGTGGTGAGCGCTTTCCCCGGATTAGCAAAACCAGCAGAAAAAACAGCAATCCCTACTACTGATGTTAAATTACCTGAGGTTTTTACCAATTCTAAGAAGTTACCTGCATTTTTAATTTCTAAAGGTTACCGTGAGTTTGACTCAAGTCTTGGTGGTGACGCTGTGACCATGGACATTCACATTACAAACACTTTTGATAAAGACATAACTGGTTTTAATGGGGTCTTGGTGTTTAACGATATCATTGGAAATGAAGTTAAACGTTTGAATATTAAATTCACTGACGGCATCGAGGCAGGAGGGAATGTCGTTTGGAAAGGTGAAATGCAATACAATCAATTTATTGATTCAAGTAGAGCGCTACGCTACGCAGATCGTGAAAAATTAAAAGTTGTATTAGAACTTAATAAAGTGGTTTTTGCTGATGGGACTGTTGAAGAATTTGATTAATCATTAAAACCCGCAAAATGCGGGTTTTAATAAGGCTATTTCAGTCTATTGATTTTTAGCGGCAATTTTATCTAATGTCGCATTTGTTCGCTGTTGCTGTTCAATAACAGTAGTAATCAATTGGCGATTGTTATTGACGTCATTTTCGATTTTTTTGACGGAACTATTTACTGCTTGCTTAAAAAGCTCTTGACGCTCGCCAGTGGCTTTAAAATATTCTTCAGCAGTACCAAGGCGAGTGACTAGCGTGTCAAATCTGGCATCGGCAACTCTGTCTTGACCCGTGCCGTAAATTTGCTGAACTGTGATAATTAATCCCAAGCCTGCCAGCAGTAATCCCGCAATACCGAGACCAGTGCCAACAATATAGCGTTTTAGCTCTGTTACTCTGTCATTAAAACGTTTTTCTATATCAGCCATTTGGTCACCATTGTATGTCTTTTTATCAACATTTGTTGGTGACATTGTAGCATCATCAAGACTAATTGCTATGGGATTGGCTTTATTGGCAGCAGGGCTAATTTCTACTATACCATCATCTCTTTGGGTGATTTTACGGTTACTCATAGTAGATCCTCTGTGTAATCAGGGCCTTCTAAAAATTTTACTCCATGATTAAACGCCATTGTTAGTAACTGTACCTGAGCTTTGCTGAGTGACAATTTTGCTTCAACAATATCAACTACACCTAAGTGTTCGTCATTTATTGTTAAGTCAGTCTTTTTTAAAATATAAATATCATAGGATTTTTTATTTGCGCTTGGCCTAGCGTAAATACCTATTTCGGCACCTTCGTACTGGCGAAATATTTCATCAAAAACAAACACGTTATCTCTACCAATCTCAGCACTAATGATTTTTTGCATGTCTTTATTTTGTTTCATAAAGTACCTTAATGGTGGGTGAATGTGAGTCTCTTTTACCTTTAAATTAGTACCGAGTACCAAAACACTTTGCCGATGATTTTGATGTGCTTGAGCTGTTCTAAGCTGATATGTTCATCTGGCCATTCGTCTATGTTGTAGCTGCGTAGGCGGATGCCGCCACCTGGGAGCTTGTAGAGCATTTTTACTCTTAGCATGCCATCGTGATTAATGGCGTACATTTTCCCGTCCACAATATCGGTGTGTGAGGTGTCCACGCCGACGGTTGATCCGTGGGGTAATACGGGTTCCATGCTGTTGCCGTTGACTTTTACGCATACCGCATCGGCAGCGCTGACACCTTGACGCCTCAGGGTGGATTTAGCAAAACGCAATTTGGGGCCGTAGTATTCACGAATATCCGTTACCCCTGCACCCGCTGCGAGTTCTACTTCCATGTAAAACGGTATCTCCACTTCGTCGTCACCAAGCGGGCTATTTCTATCCCACGTTTCAAAACCGCCAATAAATTCAGCGTTTGATTCTGGCTTGGTTTGCTTTTCTTCACCATACAAAAGCCATTCAGAAGAACAGTTTAAAGATTTTGCCAAGGCGTAAAGGTTTTCGCCCTTGGGTGAGGTTGCTCCTGCTTCCCAAAGCGAAATAGTGGCTTTAGTTACGCCAATCATTTTACCAAGCGCTGGCTGAGTAAGCCTGTTAGCTTTGCGTCTTTCTTTAATTCGTTCATTCATCATAGTAAAGCCATCTTAACTTGATTTCGGTCAAGCTTCCTTTCCTTTTTTTGACTTATCTCGTTGACAAAACGGTATAGTTTTCTTAACCTCATCAAAGGTCACTTTTCGGAGTTAATTGATGAAAACAAAAGATGCAATTACGCACTTTGGTAACAAAGCAAAACTCGCAAAAGCACTGAACATTTCAAAGTCTGCAATTACGCAATGGCCTGATGACGTTCCTGCGCTGCGCGCTTTTCAAATTGAGCGGTTAACCAATGGAAAGCTGAAGGCGGGGGCGTTACAGCTGCCGAATGCTGACCACGCGGCTTAACCCTTCTGATTAAACATTAGCAGAGAGAGGATTTTTAGCATGAAACCACAATCACGTTTGAATTTATTGATGAAAACCATCCATCGGGTACTTGAGTTGCCGAAGATGAGCCGTTTTGGGCTGGCGATGGATTTTGTAGCGGCGGTTGATCGCCTTGGGCTTAACGAGGTGTTAGCGGCTGAGGGGATTAATTTTGCCCGTACCGATGATGTGCATAACAACGCCCGGGTAAATGCGCAAAAGCTGTTCCGTTGGCTGGGGCAGTATGAAGGGCAGCATCCGCAGGTTGAACGGCTGTTTTACGTTGAGCAAGCCCTTGTGGCGGCGTTACCTGAGCATTTGCGAGTGCAGTATCTCAACGATGTGTTTGGTTGCGCTGGGGTGACGGTGATTGCTGATTCGATTCGTGATGGGCATGTGCTGCGGGTGGTTGATATGGCCGCAACGCTGACCAAAGAGAACTGTGAGGCGCAAGTGGCAGTGATTCACTTAGGCCAAGAGCCTTCACGCGAGCAGCTGATGCATGCTCACCGTGAGTTGCGTGAATCTGCCGCTACGACTCAGGCAAGCATGGCAGCGCTTGAATTGGCTTATCCGTTTTTGGCGAATAAGACCGAACTACGCAAGAACGAGAGAGTTGCCGATGTCGGATAAAGCGGATGCTGCGGATGCATTGGTTGAGTTGCAGCTGCGTGCTGCGATGACCTGCAGACAACGCCCTGTGATGCGGCCGTTTACGGGCTGTTGTTATTGGTGCCGTGAGCCTGTTGAGTCGCCACGGATTTTTTGTGATGCCGATTGTCGTGATGATTTTGAGCGCAATGCGGCGAGAAAGGGAGAGTGAAACGATGAGAGCTTATGACCCTGTGATTGCGGTTAAGGCCGAATCAAATCAGTTAAGTGATAAGTGCGCTGATAAATCCGTTATTCCTGATGTTGGCGTTAAACCAAAATTCCCTAATTGGGATGCGTTAAATGATGTCTGCAAACACCTTAGTGGTAAATCAGGTGATATCCCCCATACACCTGAGGAAGATGCTGAGTTTGAGCGCTTAGCGCGTAATCAGCAATTGTCTGAGTTCGCTCGCATTGAACGCAATCATGAAATTGCATTAATGGCGAATGTGATCCGCAGTACGGTACGCACTCATAGCGCTGAGGGTATTGCAACACGGTTGTTTGAGGCGGGTTATCGGTTTGATAGTTCGGCTGTGTGTTTGAAATAAGAAAGCCCGCTGATGTTTGGCGACGGATGCGGGCTCAATACCGAGAGGCAAAATCATGGTACTTGAAACAAGTAATTGCGTCAATTTTGACGCGGGCAATAGCAATGTGGTGCATTTGCGGCCACTGACTGATCACAGTGCTAAGCGGGGTGATGTGGTGAAGGCAGATCTTGATGATGGTTATTTGAGGCTGTCAAACACGCTGGTTGATGCGTTGTGCTGCACCAAATTGAGCGATCGTGAGAGTCGTGTGGTATTTGCTGTGATGCGCAGAACCTACGGCTACGGTAAGGCTACTGATTGGGTTTGTTTAGAGCAATTGGCCGAGATGACGGGGATTTCGACTAGCAATATTTGCCATGCTATTCGCTCGCTCACCCAGCGTAATATTTTGATAAAAGATGGTCGTAAGTTAGGGGTGAATACGGTTGTTTCGGAGTGGAGTGCTAAGTTAACTCAGCCTGAAAACAGCAAAAAAAGCGTTGTCGAAACCGACAATTCGATTGTCGGAATTGACAACGCGATTGTCGAAATCGACAGCCCAGATTGTCGAAACCGAGAGATACAAAAGAAAGACAATATTACAAAAGACAATATAAATAATATTTGTCCGAAATCTGCGTTTAATCCCTTTTTCAAAATCTATCCAGCGCATCGCAAAGGCGGTAGTGATGCCCATTCTTGGAAGGTCTGGAAAGCTGAAAAGCTGACCGAGGCCGATTGTGAAGCTGCAATCATCTGGTTAACTCAAGCCGCTGCTGCGGATGCGAGTTGGCAAACTCATGCCAATGGGCAGTACGCGTTGGGTATCACTCGTTTTATCCGCGAACGCCATTGGTTAACGCCGTTGCCTAAGCCTGCTTTGCAAAACTCACATTTGGATATTGCGAGTTATCACGATGCTGCATCGCGTTTTGATGCGGTGAACAGCCAGTTTAATACGGAGCTGTGATGATGATGGATATGAGCCAAGAGGTTGATAAGTTACTAAAACGCCTTGGTTGCCCTGAGCATATCAAGCCTGATTCACCTGAGGTTTATCGTCAAAAATTCCGTGAGTTGCAGCGCCGTGATGAGCTGGAAAAATCAATTGAGCATCGTACTCGAGTAAATAACGCGCTGTTTGGTAAGAGCGGCCTAAATGCCCATTTTTTAAGTTGTTCGTTTGAGAATTATCAGGTTGAGCGAGTAGATCAGCGTAAGGCTTTGGAGGTGGCTAAGCGTTACGTGGAGAAGTTTTCGGAGTTGTCGGCACTCGGTAAGGGTTTTTTGTTTATCGGTACGCCTGGCACTGGCAAAAACCATTTAGCGGCGGCGATTGCGAATGCGTTGATGGCTAAACATCACTCGGTGGTGTTGTTGAGTGTGATGGACCTATTTGCGCGGGTGCGTGAGAGCTATAACGACCGTTCACTGAGCGAGGAACGCTTGATTGCCGAGTTTATGCGGCCTGAGTTGTTGATTATCGATGAGATTGGTTTGCAGCGCGGCAGTGTGGACGAAATGCTGTGGTTAACGCGAATTATCGATAAACGGCTGTATGGGCATAAATCGACTGGGTTTATTACCAATCTTGCTCCCAATGAGTTGCAAAAGATGCTTGGCGAACGCGCTTATGAACGGCTGCTTGATGCTGCTACGGTGGCGGTGACGTTCAATTGGCCGAGTTATCGCGGTAAGCGGGGGTGAGCATGGCGGCACTGAAGCAATTACCCGACGATGCGCCCGATTTTTATTCGGCTTTGGTGAGCGCTGCTGACTTACGGGCCCAAGGTTTGCTGCGTGAACGTGAATATCCGCAAATGTGGCATTGCCGTGGCGGTGAGTCTGACATAGAGAAGATTTTAGAGCATATGTCGGTTATCCCCGTTGAGTTTAAACATTCCATTTCTATCGAGTACGAAAAGCTATTTGCGCAAGGTGGGCCAGCTGCGCGTAAGCAGGCAAATCAGTTTTTGGTAAGGCAGTCAAAGCGATTTAGAGGAGTTCCCCATGGAAACTAAGTTAACTCAACCGGCTAAGCCGTTAACTCAGCGTGAGCGCCTGGCGAAGATTATTACCGGATCACGTTATTGGACGCTGTTTGAGATCCAACAGGAGTGTTTTACCCGTTTTGGTTCGTTTGATAGTGAGACGGCTTTGAGTGCACGTTTTAGGGATATGCCGCTGGATAAGCGCTGTAAGCGTGTTCGCCATGGCACTAAAAACACGTTTGAATATCGGTTGGAGGCGTAGGCAATGGCTAACGCGAGTGGTGTTGAAGTGGGTAAGTTGAATGATGCCGCGTTGCGCCGTTGGCTGCGTGGTGGGGTGACGCGGGATTATCGTGATCCGCAGTATCCTGAATTGCGTTTGCGGGCGACGACTGACCGGAGCAAGGCCTCGGTGTTTTTGGTGGTGAATGAGGGAGGCAAGACGGTTTGGCAAAAGCAAGGGGTGTGGCCAAGCATGTGTATTAAGACGTTTTTAGATCAACTGCCTGTGGTGATGGCTAAGCGTAGTGCGGGTGCGGAGGTATTGCGCGGTGAGTTTGCGACAGTGGTTGATTTGCTTGGCTGGTTTTTGGGGCATATCGAGGGCAATGCTTCGTTTAGCCATAGTTGGCGGGCTAATTGTAAATCGGTGGTGAGTAAGCATTTGTTGGGGATGTTTGCTGATTTGCCGCTTGCTGAGCTTTCTTTTGTGGCGGTTGATCTGCGCTTGGTTAAGCCGATGTTGGCTGAGGGTTATTCAACTAACTATATCAAAAGTGCGGTTAAGGTGTTTAAGCGGGCGTTAAGTGCGGCGGCTGATTTGCGTTTGGTCGATGGCAATGCGCTGGCGGGCTATCGGGTGGAAATGAGTTTGAAGATGGGCCCGAGTGTTGGCACTCAGTTGATGGAATCTGACTTAGCGCTGTTGTTTGCTGCGCTGCGTGATGCAGTGAGGCCTGTGGCGATGTTGTTTATGCTGATGCTGATGTTTGGTACTCGCATTAATGAAACTCGGTTAGCCAGATGGGAGCACTTTGCAGGTGATTATTGGTTTATTCCGGCATCGAATGCGAAGAACCGCCAAGAGCATAGATTGCCTTTAACACCTACGGCTAAGGCGTTGCTGAATCAGTATTTGCAGTGGCAGGTAAAGAGCGTGGGTAAGCGAGCATTTTTATTCGCGGGTGATGTTGGGGTGATTAGCATTCGTACTGCGCATTATTGGAGTGAACAAATTCGCTTTAAGGCGTTTACTTCTCATGCGCTTAGAAAGCTTTGCCGCACCATTATTGCGGATATGGGTGTAGATACGATGGTGGGTGAGCGGCTGCTTAATCATGCCTTGCCTGTGCTTTTGCGTACCTATGTTCACTCGACTTTAGATAAGGGTATGTTGAGTGCTCTTGATGCTTATCATGCTCATTTAATTTTGCGCGGTTTTAACGAGGTTGCGCCCGAGATAATCCCTAGATCAACCCTAGATCCTAAGAACACTCAAAGCCAGATGGCTAGCGGGTGGCTGTGATGATCGTTGCATCAACCCCTAAAGAGTATGCAATGGCACAAATTAAGGTGATTTTATGAGCAATCGGTCAGCAATAATTCTAAAAACAGCGCGCAAGATCCGTGGGTTTAGTCAGCATGAAGTAGCCGAAATTTATGGCGTTGACCGCAGAACGTACCAGCGTTGGGAAAACGGCAAGTGTGCAGTACCGAGCAATGACTTTCTTGCCATCTTGGATGATGTATTTCAATTATCAATTGAGCAAATCGCGGGGGTTGCGAATGGAACCATCTAAAAACCAGTTGCGTGAATGGAATAAACGCAGGGATTTGCGGGAGGATTTTACCAATATGGCCGCGTTGCGTGCTGGCCTAACTACCTGGGGACGCTATTGGGCATTCCAAGAACTAGGACGCAGCTATGGCAACCGCAGCGCCTGCGATAAGTTGGGCGATCCTGTGTCGCGTGGTGGTGCTGTGGTACATGAGCTTAATGTGCCTAAGCATGTAGCCCAATACGACCTAGTGATTGAACGGCTATCGATAAACTGTAAGCGCGCTATCCGTGCTCAGTATGTATGTAAAGGCCAATGGGCACTGATGGGGTTCGATAGTAAGAAGTCTTATATCTACTGGCTCAGACGAGCCGAAATGCAATTAGTAAAGTGAGGTGCGTGATGGGACAATTCTTTTTGTTTGGTGATTTAGAAACGGGTGGGCTTAACGGCCGTCTAGATAATGGTCATTTGGGTATGGAGTATTACCCTATCTTTGAGCTGGCCTTTATCGTAACTGATAGTGAGTTAAACCAAGTTGGTGAAGCCTTGCATATTGTTGTGCATCAAGACGAAGATGTGATTGCAAGATCACATGAGTGGGCGCTAGATGTGCATACCAAGAGCGGGTTGTTAGATGCTGTTCGTGCCTCATCAGTATCGTTAGTGCAGGCTGAGCAGATGGTTATTGAACACCTGAAAGCACTTGGAATACCTAAGTATGACCGTAAAACTAAGACTGGTGTAGTGTTTGCTGGTAACTCAATCATGTTCGATCGGTCATATATCATGTGCCAAATGCCTGAACTGCATGAGTACATGCATTACAGACAGTTAGATATATCGGCGATAGCCATGGCAGCAAGAGCATGGGCGCCTGATGTTGAACGTAATGCAGTTGAGGCTAAGCAGTATCAGCATGAAGCCTTAGCCGATATTCGGGAGTCGATAGCGGAACTCAAATACTATCGAGATGAGTTGTTTGGTGTGGAAGCCTTTGCTTTATCAATCGACTAAGCACCCAACTATTCAAATGATAGTAGTTATCAACTATGCCAGATGTGACCTGTTATCATCGCGGGTCCTTCCGGCCGCCTTCACTGCGGGGGCGGTGACGCGCAGTGCTTCACTACATACGAAAATTTTCTTGGGTTGAGTTGTTGTTTTATGTGGCAGCAGCTTTAACCTTAGAATGTATAAGCATTAACCGCTTATTAATCTTTTGATTTTAAAGTAAGTTTTTAACTTTGCGCGAACTCGTGTTTTTTAGGTTTTCGCTTGCTGGCTAAATAACAACTTTGCTAGATCTTTTTTGATCGTTCGATCATTCAATCAAAACACTCTCGCAGTTTACCCATAACAATTTTGCCAACGCTGGCAAAATGGTTGTGTCTGTACGTGTAAAATCAGTTAAGTGATAAGTAATTTAAAAAGTTTAGATTGAAGCCGGAGTAAATCAGTTAAGTGATAAGTAAAACGAAAAAAGTGATGTGATTAAGTTTTCACATATCACACCTTTACAAATTTGGAAACGGCACATGTGCCGCATAATGCGGCAGATCTGCCGCTTTCAAGCCCCTTAAAATCGGGTAGATTTATATACGCTTGCTAAAGCTTCGTTTCTAGGTCGCACTCTTTCCCGCTCAAAGGCTCCCACGTGGAGCCTTTTTATTTGGTGCTTTTATGGCTCGTGTCTCGCTTCGCAAAAAGGTTTACATCGCAGGCCCCATGACTGGGTTGATTGATTGCAATCGCCCTGAGTTTCATTTGGCCGCCGATGTTCAGCGCGAGCTTGGCCATATTGTACTTAACCCTGCAACCATACCGGATGGATTAACCGAGCCAGAGTACATGGCAATTTGCTTGCCGATGTTGATGTGCTGCGACCGTATTTATCTGCTGGATAACTGGGCTAGCTCAAAAGGTGCCAAAGCGGAATATGCGCTGGCTAACAAACTTGGCTTAGAGATTGTTTTTCAAGATGGGGTGGATCATGAAATAGCGCTACTCGGTTTGCGGGGTGATCAATACCATGCTGATGGTCAAGGCTACAGGCCTAAGCCATGTCGCCATGTTTATCAAAATCCGCATGGTGATGACTAACACCAGTAATCCAAAAGAGAGTTCGCATTGCTCTAAGCAAAAAGCAACGCAGTCAGCGAAAGGTGGTCGAGCCATTTTTAGGAATGGTAACGACATGACGTAGTTCGGGTTCGCGCCCCGTTAATGCATCAGTAGCGATCTAATACTTACCTAATTTACTTACTCAATTACTTACTTAGGAACTCACTATGTTTACTCTAAAATTTTTTAAAAAACCTTATCCTGATGGATCGGAATCCTCTGCTGTTGTTTTTGCTAAGTCTTATGAAAAATATAAGCGCAGTAACGGCAGTACAGAAATCATCGTACATGATTCAGCTATTCAAAATATGGGCGTTTGTTACAACGTATCAAACGAAGAGCAGCATTATCAAACTTGCTATGTTGAAAACATTGCAGGTAAAACAATCGATACAGTTAATTCCTTAACATTTGCCGACCCAAGCTAAATCGTAGCCAACCCCAGCTGAACAAAAGCGGCCGCTGCAATGGTGGACGTGGTGGGTCTGTGTTGCCTAGGTGCTAATCACACGACTAGGACGTTGAAAGACACTAAAAACATCAGCAGTTAGAGGCGGTTAACCTTCGCCGTTGATCTAACCGTTGGCCGCGCTAAGGCTAACCAACTTACAGGAGTATTGCCCATGTCATTAAAGCAAAAGCTCATGGCACTTGGGCTGTCCTCGGCTGTTGCATTGGCGGGGGCGAATTTAATTGCCCCTGCCGAAGCCCCAAACGGTGAGCCGATTTTGCACACTTATCTTGATCCGGTGCAAATCCTAACCGCTTGCTTTGGGCACACAGGCCCCGAGCTTGAACTCAATCAGTTTTTTAGCGAACAACAATGCATTGAAATGTACGCCGAGGATTTGGGCAAAGCCGATCGCCAGCTGCGCCGCCTTACGTATCCGGTGCAACTTACTGAAGGTGAGCACGCGGCTTACCTCAGTCTCATTTACAACTTTGGCGCGGGTAACTTTCAATCCTCCACTTTGCTAAAGCTGTTAAAGCGTGGCGAACGGGTGGCGGCTTGCCGCCAACTCACCGAAGCCTGCGGCAAATATGGCTGCAATGGGTTTGTGTATTCCAATAACGTCAAATTGCCTGGTTTAGAAGTACGGCGCAAAAAAGAACAGGCGATATGCCTTAAGGATCTCCATGTTCCAAAAACTCATTAACGCCACTGGCACATTGCACCTGTATATCATCGGCGCGTTGATACTGGCGATTGCATTACTGGGTATCAGCCTCACCGCCACTAAAACCGACTTAGCGCTTAAAAACGCCCAGCTAGAGTTAGCCGCCGCGAATCAGCGTACTTTGCAAGATAACCTAACGACAGTTACCGATGAGCTGCAAGCGCAGGCTAAAGAACGTGACAGGCTAGCCAAGGATTACGCCTTTGCCTTAGCACTCAATCAACAAGCCGCCAAAGCCAAGGCCGAGATTGACAAGCAGCTTGCCGATCAGCGCGACGCCATAAAAAAACTAAGGACATCAGCCAATGAACAAACCCGAAGTTGGGCTAATACTGCTGTGCCTGATGATGTTCAGCGGCTGCTCAAGCACGCCGCCTATTGTGCGCACCGTAGTCACCAAGCAGACCCAGTATGTGTTACCGCCGCAATCGTTAATCAGCCAGTGCTTGCCCGCAGAATGTAGTTCAGACGCTAATGCCGATCTGCCCGATTGCATCATTCAACTCTTAGCCGTGATCCGCAAATGCGATACCGATTTGCAGAATATCGAAACATGGCGTGAGGCCAAATCCAATGAACTCAACTGAATCAATCCGCGAAGTTGGCACGCAAAAAATGCTCGCCGCTGCGTCTTATAGTGCATCCGCTACAACGGCAGCTGGAGGAGTGTTTACAGTGAATAATTTAGCGCTGTGGATAGGGATATTTTTAACAGTGCTCACATTCCTTGTTAACTGGATATATCAAGCGTTTAAAGACAGGCGCGACGCGGAGCGGCATGAGTTGCAAACGCAAGTGCTAAAGGCACAGTTAAAACAGGTAGAACAACGCAATGGCTCGCATTCAACCCCAAGAGACAGCGCCTGTACTGCTGAATAAAACCGGCCTTTGCAAAAGTCTCGGTATCAGTACCCAAGCGTTTGATAAATGGGATGTGCCAGTCCACAGCAAAAAAGGCCGTGAATGCCTATACACCATGGCCGATGTCGTCGCCAATCGCGTGGCCAACGAGCGGAAAAAACACCTCAGCAAACCTGATGAAGATGATCCAGAAAAGCCAGATCTCGACTATGAGCGCTGGCGCTTAACCAAAGCTCAAGCTGACGGCCAAGAAATAAAAAACGAAAAAGAGCGTAAAGAAGTCGTTGAAGTCGGCTTTTGTACCTTTGTACTTAATCGAATCTCTGCCCAAATCGCCCCAGTGCTGGATCAAACCCACATTCGGATGAAGCGCAAATATCCCGACATTCCAGAACGCTATATCGATGCATTTAGAGCGGAGATGATTAAAAGCCAAAACACCGTTGCCGAGCTCGCAGCGGGTATCGAGGACCTACTAGATGAGTATATCGGCAGCACAGATTAAAAATCTGAAAGCTGCCGTTGCTGCTGGGCTGCGCGGATTCTATCGCCCGCCCATGCTCACTTGCTCAGAGTACGCCGATGAGCATTTTTATATGTCGTCGGAGTCCAGCTACACCGAGGGCAAGTGGGAGAGCTTACCGTTTCAAATCGGCATTCTTAATGCCATGGGTAACGACCAAATCAGCGTGCTCAACTTAATGAAGTCAGCGCGGGTCGGTTACACCAAAATGCTCATGGCTAACGCGGCATATAAGATTGAGCACAAAAAGCGCAACGTGTTGATCTACCAGCCGCGTGATGGTCAAGCCAAAACCTTTATGAAAAAGCACGTTGAAACGGCGATCCGCGATATCCCCGTTTGGCGTGAGCTGGCTCCGTGGATGGGGCGCAAACATAAAGACAGCACGCTGGAAGATAAAATCTTCAGCAACGGCAAAACGCTCATGGTGCGAGGTGGTACGGCTGCGGCCAACTACCGCGAAATCTCCACCGACGATGTAATTTACGACGAGCTAGCGGGTTTTGATGAATCCATCGAGCACGAAGGTAACGCCACCTCATTAGGTGATACCCGTATCGAACTGTCGATGTTCCCCAAATCAATCAGGGGATCAACGCCAAAAGTGCTCGGCTCATGCCAGATGGAAAAGGCCTGCAGCGAATCGCCACATTTTTTTAAATTCAATTTACCGTGCCCACACTGCGGCGAACTGCAATCGCTTAAATGGGGCGGTGCCGAAGAAGCATTCGGCATTAAGTGGCGCAAAAATGATAAAGGCGAGCACGACCCAAGCACCGCTTACTATTTGTGTGAGCACTGCGGTTGCTGCATTGAAAACAACCAGCTCGATGATATGGAGTTGGATAGTCGCGCAATCTGGATTTGCGAAAATACCGGTATTCGCACCCGCGACTTTATTGATTTTTACGATGCCGAAGGCAACGATATCACCACGCCGCCCAATATCTCAATTCATATTTGGTCGGCATATAACTCGCTCAATAGCTGGGCAAAATTGGTCACCGAGTTTTTAAAGGCTAAAGGAGATAAAGAAAAGCTCCAAACCTTTATCAACACCAAGCTTGGCTTGCCGTGGGATAACGACACAGGCGAGCGCGTTGAGTGGGAAGATTTAAAACGCCGCCGCGAAATGTACCCATCAGGCAAAGTGCCCAACTGGGTGGTGTATTTAACCGCAGGTATCGACACCCAAGACGACCGCTATGAGGGCCGTGTATGGGGCTGGGGCGCGGGTAAAGAGGCGGCACTGATTGACCGCTTTATCCTGTATGGCGATCCATCAAGCCAAGTCTTAAAAGACAAAGTTGCCGAGCGTATAGCTCAAAGCTATGCCCGTGCCGATGGGGTGATCCTCAATATTGGCGTAGCGGGTTGGGACTCTGGCGGTCACTACACCGACGATGTTTACGCCATGAGTAAAAAACTTGGCGTGATGCGGGTAATCCCAGTTAGAGGAGCCAACGTCTACGGCAAGCCGATTGCTAACTTCCCGCGTAAGCGCACCGCTAAAGGGGTGTACTTAACCGAAGTCGGCACCGACAACGCCAAAGAGTTAATCATGGCTATGTTGCGCATCGACCCCGATGTGGATGTGCGCAAGCCTGGTGCAATTCACTTCCCGTTGAATGAATCGGTGTGTGACGATATTGAGCTGCAACAGCTCACTGCCGAACGAAAAATTCCTAAACGGGAAAATGGCCGCATTGTCTACCGCTGGGATGCAGGCAAGCGCCGTAACGAGGCGCTGGACTGTTTTGTCTACGCCTTGGCCGCGTTGTATATCGCCATCGAAAAGTTTGGCATCAATCTCGACAAGTTGTCGCCCGTTAAACCCATCGCCACAGCCAATAGCGAGCAACCCGCCGCAGAACCTAAACCCGCAAGCAAGCCAAAGCCAAGCGCCAACAGTTGGCTAAACGGTGGCGGCGGTGGTGCAAGCGGCGGCTGGCTGTAATGCATAGATAGCAACAGGAAAACTCATGAGCCAACAACAATGCCAACAGATGATCGATGCGTATATCGCAGCCGAACTTGATGTACTTGAGGGGAAATCAACCACTATCAACGGCAAGTTAATGACCACCGAAGATCTTGGCGAAATCCGCAAAGGCCGCATGGAGTGGGAACGCCGCTTAGCAGCTTACAGCCGACCACAAGGCGGCGTTAAATTCGCAAGTTTTAACTAGGAGTTCAAATGGATAATCAGCATAAAAAAATCAAAGGCTACCGTGATTTGAGTCAGCAAGAAATTGATTTAATGAACCGAATTAAAGAGCACGGTGAAAAGACGAAAGAGTTGATAAAAGAACTTCGCACTATGCGAGGTAATCAATATCAAGATTATTGCCAAAATCAACCTATTGATTTAAGCCAAGTTCAGTTGCATGAATCAGTGCGTTGTCTTGATATTGCACAAGAAAAAATTCAAACAGGCCAAATGTGGTTTGTTCGTGCAGTTGCCTTACCTGATTCATTCTAAAGAGGCTCTTTATGAGCATTATCAACGATGCGCTGGCGCTGTTTTCACCGGCGTGGGCACTCAAGCGCGAAGCGGCGGCCATGAGCTATCGCGGCCTAAAAGACCATTCTATAAACGCCTATGAAGCCGCCAACCCAAGCCGCACTCACCGTGCTCAAAAGGAAAGTCGCGGCGCCAACCAAGCGGTATTTGCGGCGGGTAAAAGCCTGCGCGAGCAAGCCCGTTGGTTAGATGAAAACCACGACTTAAGTATCGGCATATTAGACCGCTTTGAAGAACGGGTTATCGGTGCTCAAGGGATTGTGGTTGAACCGCAGCCGCGCAGTATGAGCGGCGAAATCTTGGACGAACTCGCCAATGATATTCAGCGCCGTTTCGCCACTTGGTCGCTTAAGTGTGATGTTACAGGCCGCTTTAGTCGCCCAGAGCTTGAGCGCTTAGTGCTGCGTAGCGCACTGCGTGATGGTGACGTATTCGGTCAGCATGTGATGGGGCGCGTTAGCAAGTTTGGTCATCCAAACGAGCAGGGCACCCAATACAGCATCGAAGCGTTAGAAGCCGACTTTATTCCCTACGAGTTAAACGAACCCGCAAATCGGGTACGCCAAGGGCTTGAGGTTAACGCTTGGGGCCAAGTGATTAACTATCACGTATTGCTTGATCACCCCGCTGATCAAGTCGGTTTTCGACACAAAACAAAACCGATACCCGCATCAAATATGATGCACCTCGGTTTATTCAAGCGATTGCACCAGCTGCGCGGCGTGTCGATATTCCACGGCATTTTAACCCGCTTAGCAGACATTAAAGACTATGAAGAATCCGAGCGCGTAGCCGCAAGGATAGCCGCTGCGCTGGCGTTTTATATCAAGCGTGGTGATGCTCAAAGCTATGTTCATGATCAAAGTAATGAATCCAGCAGTCGCGAAATCCCCATTGCACCAGGCATGACGTTTGACGATTTAAAGCCCGGTGAAGATGTCGGGATGATTGAATCAAATCGCCCCAACGTCCACATGGTGGAGTTTCGCAACGGTCAAATGAAAGCCGTCGCAGCGGGTAGCCGTGGCAGTTACTCGAGTATATCGCGCGACTACAAAGGCAGTTATTCAAGCCAGCGCCAAGAGCTGGTTGAGCAAGACGAATCCAACCGCATTATGCAGCAATGGTTTTGTGCCGGTTGGTCGCGCCCAGTGTTTCGTAACTTCTTAAAAATGGAAATGCTCAACAAGCAAGACCCATTAGTGCTACCGCCCGATCTCGACCTGCGCACGTTGTTCGATGCTGTGTACTACGGCCCAACTATGCCGTGGATTGACCCGCGCAAAGAGGCCGAAGGTTGGGAAATGATGATTGCAGCCAACGTAGCTACTGAAGCCGATTGGACACGCGCCCGAGGCCGTAACCCAACCGAAGTGAAGCGCCAGCGTAAACGCGAGGTGGAATACAACCGTCAAAACCACATGGTGACCGCCAACGACCCCGACCCATCGCTAGGAGATCCAAATAGTGAAAAAGACCCCAATAGCAGTAGCGGTAGCAACGCTAAGCGCAATGCTGCCAAACGGAACGCTGATCGCGCCCGCCGCAACGCTGAGCCAGATCAGTAACAGCTCACAACCAAGCCAAAGCTGGTACAGCCTCAAGGCACAAAACGGTAACGCTGAGCTAATGATTTATGACGAGATTGGCGGTTGGGGTATTAGTGCCCAACAGTTCGCCCGTGATCTCAAAAATCTAGGCAAAGTCGGTACCATCACCGCCCGTATTCATTCGCCTGGTGGGGATGTGTTCGAAGGGATGGCGATTTACAACATGATCAAAGGCCACCCAGCGCACAAGGTCTGTTATATCGATGGCCTAGCGGCATCAATGGCCAGTGTGATCGCCATGGCGTTTGATGAAATCATCATGCCTGAAAACGCCATGATGATGATCCACAAGCCTTGGGGCGGAACCCTAGGTGATGCGGATGATATGCGCAAATACGCCGATTTACTCGACAAAGTGGAAGGTAACTTAGTCGGTGCTTATCAACAAAAAACAGGCTTACCCGAAGATGAGCTTCACGCCCTATTAGCCGCTGAAACATGGCTAACAGGCCGCGAGGCAGTGGAAAAAGGTTTTGCCAATACCCTAACCGATCCGCTGCAAATGGCGGCATCACTTAATTCAAAACGTCTTAAGGATTTTACGAATATGCCTGAACATCTAAAAAACCTGTTTGCACCAAAGGGAAATATTCCTTCGTCTGCACCAGCACCACAACCAGCCCCTGCGCCAAGTGCTCAGGTTCCCGCACCAGCAAACCAACCCGCGCCCGCTGCTCAACCTGATGCCGCGGCTATTCAAGCGGCGGCGATTGCATTTAATACCGCGCGTATTAATGGCATTAACACGGCGTTTGCGGCATTCCCGCAACTGGCCGAGTTAAAGAATCAGTGTATCGCTGATGCGTCCATTGATGCCGATAAAGCCAAAGATATGATCTTGGCAAAGCTTGGCGAAAACACCACGCCAGCGGCGACCATGCCAAATCGGGTGATTATCCACTCTGGTAACGGCAATATCGTCGGTGACTCAATTCGCGCTCACCTGATGACCCGTGCAGGCCATGAAGAAGCCCAAGCGGATAACGGCTACGCCAGTTATAACCTGCGCGAACTGGCGCGCGCTAGCTTGGTGGATCGTGGTATTGGTATCGCTAGCATGACTCCAATGCAAATGGTTGGCTTAGCCTTTACTCATTCAAGCTCTGACTTTGGTAGCATTCTGCTGGATGTGGCAAATAAGTCGGTATTGATGGGTTGGGAAACCGCCGAAGAAACCTTCGAGCGTTGGACTAAAAAAGGTCAACTAGGCGACTTTAAGATTGCGAAGCGTGTAGGCCTTGGTGACTTCAACAGCCTGCGTGAAGTGCGCGAAGGTGCGGAATACAAGTACGTCACCGTTGGTGATCACTCACAACAAATCGCCCTAGCGACTTATGGTGAGCTGTTCACTATTACTCGCCAAGCCATTATCAACGACGATATGAGTATGTTGACTGATATCCCGATGAAGATGGGTTTTGCCGCCAAAGGAACCATTGGTGACTTAGTTTATGCGGTGTTAACGCAAAATCCAAAACTGGCCGATGGTAAAGCGCTGTTCCATGCCGATCACGGCAACCTAGGCAGCGGTGCGCCCAGCGTGGCCAGCCTCGATGCGGCGCGTATGTTAATGCGTAAGCAGAAATCAGGTAATCGCACCCTGAATATCCGCCCTGAGTTTGTACTGTGTCCGGTTGCGTTAGAAACCACCTTTAACCAGATCATCAAGTCGAGTTCTGTTAAGGGTGCCGATGTTAACGCAGGTATCGCTAACCCGATCCAAAACTTTGCTGAAGTTATTGCTGAGGCTCGCCTCGATGATAGCAGCGCCGCCGCGTGGTTCCTCGCAGCAGGCCAAGGTCGCGACACCATCGAAGTGGCTTACCTCGATGGTATCGATACGCCTTACATCGAGCAGCAACAAGGCTTCACTATCGACGGCGTAGCGACCAAGGTGCGTATCGATGCCGGTGTAGCGCCACTGGATCACCGTGGCTTGGTGAAATCAACCGGCGTGTAATTTGTTTAGGCTCTAGGTTCTAGATTCTAGGACCTAGGCTTTACCCCTAGAACCTTCTTTATTTTTAAGGAACCCAAGATGAAAAATTACATTCAAGATGGCAAGACCATCAGCTTTACACCAACAGCAGCGGTTGCCAGCGGTGAAGCCGTTTTGCTTGGTATGTTGTTAGTGGTAGCCATCGCCGCTATTGCTGCCAATACTCCAGGCGAAGGCGTCACTGAAGGCGTGTTCGAACTGCCTAAAAAGTCCACCGATGATGTTGCGTTAGGTGTTGATCTTTACTGGGACGATACTGCTAACGAACTCTCCACCACGGCCACCGACAATACCAAAGTCGGTAAGGCTTGGGCTGCGGCAGGAAACGGCACTGCCACGGTTTGGGTAAAGATCAATGCCTAACGTGGGCAGAAACTTTGCCGACCGTGTGAACGGTAAAATGGTACGGGTGTTTAAGCGTTTGGCTGACCCGTGCCAATTTACCCCAAGCGATGGCACTGAGCCATTTGTTCGCCTAGTGAGCTTAGATGATAACCGCACCGATCTTTCATCAGTAACAGAATACATCCCTGATATCGTCACCCGCGCTGAGTTCTTACTTAGCGAGGGCGCTGTTAATGCCGATGATACCTTTGCCCTAGGCAGTATTGATGACAGTGGGGCATTTATCCCCAACGGCCAACAAGGCAGACTCACTCAGCGCGTGAGCATGGATAGCGTCTGCGTGGCGTTTATTTATATCACGATTGAGGACTAGCTCATGGCGCGGGTAAAAATTGAAGGCATGGAGGCGGTAACAAAGGAACTTAACCGCATCCGTGCCGCCCAAGCGCCAGCCATTAACCGCGCCATTGATGACACGGTTAAGTTTGGGCAAAAGGCGGCGGTCGATGCCATCTTTAACCGCTATGGCTATAACTCCCGAAGTTATATCGAGCAACATCTCTCGGTAAGTGTGGACCCGCGCAACCTAAAAGGGGTGATCACTGCCCGTTATCGTGCCAGTACCTTAACCCGCTTTGCCAGACCATTAACCCGTACTGGCAAGAACGGCCGCTCAAGAACTGACGGCCATATGATTAGCGCGCTGCGTAATCAGCCAACGTGGTTTAAAGGCACCTTTACCGTGATTGGTAAAAACGGCAATCAAATCATGTTTGAGCGCCAAAAAGGTGATAACAGCTGGCGCAAGCTTAAGGGGCAAAAATCCATGTACGGCCCTTCAGTGGCAGGCAGTTTCCGCAAAATCCGCGACGATATTGAGCCGCCGATTATTGCGTATCTGCGAAATAAATACGGCCAGTACGCGAATAGATAGTAACTAGGTCCTAGGTCCTAGGTCCTAGGTCCTAGCGCCTCATTCCTTTGTTAAGGACTCCCATGATCCAAGCAATTATCGACCGTTTAAAAACGGTTCAAGGCGCGACCGTGCGCGAAGGCTTTTACGCCCAAGGCGTGGCTAAGGAAAAGATGTTTATCTTTTTGCAGCCTTTTACCGATGGCTTTGGCGCTAAAAATGGCAATGATGCCTATCGTGATGATCTGGTGCTGCAAGTGGTGGCGGGGATCGCGGTTGATAAAACCCAAACGCCCACGGCGGATTTAATTAACCTCGTGCGCGCCATTCGCACCGCGTTTTACAAAGATGAGCGCACGGTAGAAAAGGTCAGCT